GTGCTTACAACTCAGGTAATTAACACTATTCTGTCTTTTTCGTACTTTTCCACCTTGGGGAAACAAAAACTACGATCATATTCACTCGATCTGTTCCATGCGAAGTACAGACCAAATTATGAAGGAGTATGGAGCAACACCCCCTTATTCATTTGAGAAATATTCTCTTTTGAACAACATCTATAAGACTCTCTGCCCGGATCCATTGTGCGGATGTAATAGCATAGGAAGATTACTCAACGACATCGGGTCTGTCCTTCCTTCTGATCTCAAACTTATCAAGATACCATTATTGGAGATTTTTGTCGAAGCTAAAGAGCTTAACTTTGATAGTGCCATCAACAACGGGAATTGGGCCAGAGAGGTGAGTCCCAAAGCTAAAGTCGTGGAAAAGATTAGACTCGGTGACTTGCTTTACTATCTGGAAAAGTCACATAAATTCCAGATTGCACTTGATGTCAGGAAATTAATAGGATGTAGATCAGAATTTTGTCTTTCAAGTTGGATCCTGTGTGCTCTGACTAATCCATATTGGAATGAAATTGCATTTTTACTGTCCAAATATGATTTCCACATGATGGATGATGAGAATGCCATTTCTTTCTTGAAGATAGTACACAACGTCACACGGAAATACAATTTGTGGATTGGTGGCAGTGTCAAAGAGCCTGAATTCATAATCAGAGTTGAATATCTTCAGGATTTATTTGCAAAAGACGATTATGGCTTGAGTTTGATGGAGGCATTGTGCAAGAGAGTGGTTGATTTGCCAGTCTTCAGTCCAGAACTGTGGTTTGACATTGATAGGGAGAAGTTCATGCGTGAAAGCATCCGTCAAATTCTTGGGGATTGTTATGGAAAGATTGAAGGACTCAAAGAATTCGGAGACCAAGCTTGCCAGTGGACAGCAGGTGGATCAAGTGTTCATACAAAGGAACGAGTTCTATTCAATGAAAAGAGCTGGAAGCTACAAGGAACGAAAAATCTTTGGTCACTACATGTTGATGGTGATTGGTGTGATGCAGTCTCACGCGACGCGCCCGGTCGTATTTGCTCTGTCACACGGAAATATGAAAATGGGAAGAACAGAGAACTCGACAATGATTGTGAGACTATGTATATGTTACAAGCATATCTACTTGATGGAATTGAGGATGCACTTGGTGGCAAACATGGTCTTCTCTTCAAGATAGGTGGTGTCAGTGGAGCTAAACTCAAACAAGAAATCGGAGTCAAAAACGATGATAGTTGGATTTGGAGTTATGACTTTGCTGACTTCCAATTGAATCACAAAATTTCAGATATTGGATTGTTGTATCAGGAAGTTGCCAATCTTAAAGCAGGAAAAGCAGACAGCCAACGTGTCAGAGATGACTACATTAGAGTAGGGAACTTGGTCAGCCGGCAAGAAGAGGACACTATACTTTACGACGCTGATAGTGGTGTCGCGGTCCGGAATAGGAACGGTCTTATCACAGGCAGCAGAGGCACAGCCTTTGTTAATACCATTTTGAATAAGCTTTACTTTTTGACAGCTTACAAACTTGCACTCCGTTGGATACCAGACATGATTGTCAACTCAGCACACCATATGGGAGATGATATAATGGTAATCACTAAGTCGTATGATAGTGGCCAAGGACTCAGCGATGCTATGATGGCATTAGGGTTGACTGGCCAAGATATTAAAGTGATGTTTAAACGTGGAGAAGGCGAGCTTTTAAGATATCTTTACACACCCCAAGGTTGTTATGGATACCTAAATCGCGCTTTACCTAACGTGGTCTGCGGTGAATGGGATTTGGCCGGAAAAGAAGACCCTATGTCTATCGCTAGGTCAATACCCGCTGTCTTTGGTAAGATCGGAGAAAGGGGAGGTTCTACAGACATTCTGAAGAAACTCGAAAACATGGTACTCAAGCGACACACCAAACTTTATTGTGGTGATAAAAATAGCGGAGGTACTAGATGGGAATGTGATGCGAATTTGCTGTCATCATCTGTTTTACTAGGGGGTCCTGGAAGTTACACGATTACACATGGAGTACCCTCGCTGACGCACAGCTGGTGCGCACCTAAAATCACTGACAAAATGTACTCTTTTGGTGTAGTCAATCAACTCCCCACGAATGCAGTCTACTCTATGGACAGGCATTTGAAGAAAAGAGGGTTCAAGAACATACCTATCACGGAACTGAAAAGAGCCATATTCTCCAAAGCTATGAGTGGACTCTGGCCCAAACCAATGGTTGATGCTACATTACAGGCAATGGGTCAGAGTTTAGCACGACATGATATGAATAGTAGACGTGTCGAGAGACTACAACCTAGCAAAACAGTACTTAACTTGAGCAGGATCGTTAACAGTAATGCAACTAAGATATTTAAGGGGCACCTCGAACTCAAGGAGCAGATCGTCAACGAATTTAATTACAAGGCAATCGCAGGGGTGTGGGCCAAAGGTTCGATTAAAGATATGAGTTTGTTCCGTCTAGTTTTGAACCAACTTGAAGGTAACATAGGAGAGAAGTTGCAGACGATGAGTGATCTCGAGTCTACAGCCGTTGACTACAGTCAACTCATAGTCAAAAGGCTGGTTTCAATATGGGGAGATGAGTTGGTGACTTCCATCGTTTTTGATGAAATACCATTCGATGAGATGGTGCCTTTACACATTCATGAAGACATTAGGGCATTGATTAGATCGACC